TTGCCGTTGGTGCCCCTAATGATCAATTATCTAGTGGTGGAGTTGCTACTCAAGGTTTGGTGTTCTTGTATGATTTAGATGGGACTAACGGACTTATTGAAAGCGCATTTGATGCCAACGTTGCAGATTTATTTGGTAGTGCAGTAACACTTATTAGCGGCAATCTTTATATTGCTGCTTCAGGAGGAGATGATCAAAATTCAAATGCAGGATCTGTTTATCTTTTAGATATTACTGGTGGACCAGGTGTATTTGCTTGGGGTGCTAAGTTATCTAATGAAGTCTTGGGAACATATGTTGCTGTTTCTGGTCAAGAATTTTATGCAAATATTGAATATAATATTAAGAAATATTCTTTGGATCTCTTACAGGATTTCATTAGAAGAGCATTGGATAATGATCTAGTAAGTCCATCTCCTACTTCAGGATTCTCCAAATTCTATGATTCTACTGCTGGTGCTAATTATGATGGAAAATCTGTCATGGGATTCATCAGAAACAATATTGATATTATTGAAGAGCAATTAAAATCTAGTAATCATTACACTACTGTTAATTTAACAAATTCAATTACAATTCAAACTAAATCTTATGGAACTCGCGATATTCCTATCGGAATTAGTGGTGAACTTATTGGATCGGATTATTTCTATTCACTTGATAAAGATATCTATGCAGAGATTCAAACAATTGCTGTAAATGAATCTAAGGTTGCTAAAGCATATAAGAGATTCCGAATTGATGGTAATATTACTGATGGACCTTTCACAATGAATGAAGTGGTTCAAAAGCAAGGTGATAGCAGCATAACTGGTATTGTTTATGGATTCTATCAAGATGCTAATTTTAAGTATCTCGATGTTGCTGTAACTGCTGGAACTTGGTCAGTCACTGATATTATTGAAGGTGCTACTAATACCACTACAGCACAAGTAAGTGCCCTTGAAAATCGCTTACACGTTATCAACGTCAAAGGATCTTTTGAAGAAAATATTTCATTCCGAGGATATACTAGCACTGAATCTGCACAACCCGTTTCGTATACAGTTAATCAGGCTGCTGTTACTAATAATACTGGCGGTATTCTAACTGTTGATACTGAGACTTTATTAGGATCTCTTGAAACTACATCGGTTGTTTATCCCGAGTCTTCTAGAGAATATCTTGAAGTTAAGAAGTATGCGGGTCTTGATATCAGTGTTGGTGATAGAATTGCCTCTATCGGATATCTCAGATTAACAGTTTCTGTAGATGCTACTCTCAACATATTCCAAGTTGGTAATACACTTTACAGAATGGTTAGTGGTGGTGTACAAGACACTAGCATATATGGAACTATTACTGAAGTTGATCTTGATAATAATTACATATATGTTGCACCAATACAGGGTTCTTTCAATATCACAGATACTATTGGTGATTTTGGATTGGGTGAAACTGTTCTGCAGGGAACTGCTACAGTTTCCAATAGAACTACTGTAGCGGGTGCAGCGTCTGGTCTTGTGCAAGATGTTCGTGATGTTGGACTTACTAAGAGATTATATCTCACAAATGTTATTGGAACGTTTACTGGTAGAGATGGTCTAAGAGGTCCACAAGGTTATCGTTCAAGTGTTGTTACTAGAAAGATTCTGAAAGCAAGAGTTAAGAGATTCTTCCGTGGATTTGATGGTGTTCAAACTACCTTTAATCTTACCACTGAAAAGGGCACTCAGTATCTACCAGATCCTGCAGGTCATATGATGATCTTTGTTAATGGTATCTTACAACCACCTGGTGCGGGGTCGGCATATACTGCCTTCTCTGATAAGATTCAGTTCTCCGAACCACCCGATATCGGATCTTCCTTTACTGGATTCTATATTGGTAAACTAAGACAATTGGATGATATCTCATTCGAGTTTGACTCATTACGCCAATCCTTCAATTTGAGAAGAGATGAGATATTCTATTCTCTTACACTTACAGATGGTGTTCAATCTTCAACTATTCGTCCTGAAAATAATATTATTGTTTCTATCAATGGAGTTCTTCAGGAACCTGGCGTTGGTTTTGAGATTGTTGGTTCTAGAATTATCTTCTCAGAAATTCCTCGTTTTGGATCTACGTTTGTAGCGTTCTCATATGTTGGTTCTGAAGCGGACGTGGATGCTGATGTTGTTGTTCCTCCAGTTGAAGCAGGCGACTTCATAGATATCCAAGGTGAAGTTAGTGATCGTGAGGTTGCTGTTATTGAGTCTTCAAACTCTTTAATTACATTTGATTACCTTGGTTCTGTTTTTGGGCAAAATGCACAAGCAACTGCTAACCTCACTTCAGGATTTATTGAAAAGGTACAAATCACTGCTGGTGGATCTGGATATACGTCTAGACCTGTAGTAAGACTTGACTCTATCTCTGGTTTTGATGGTCAAGTTAAGGCACTGATTGGTGTTGCTAGTGTTACTGTTACAGACAGTGGAACTGGATATCAAAATCCAAATGTGAGCGTTGAAACTTCCGTTCCTGATGATTGGACTGCCCCAGACCTTTCCTTATATGGTGCTGAAGTAATTGACCCTGAAGTAATCTCATAAATAACTAAAAATTGTAGCGAGTAATGTCTAAACAATCCCTAAACATTGGCACAGTTGCCAATGACAATACAGGTGATACTCTAAGGAGTGGCGGTGACAAAATTAATGATAATTTTAATGAACTATATACCGCCATTGGTAATGGGTCTGCTTTGGGCATCTCTGTATTAAATCCTGCAGTGGGTCAAGTTTTAAAATATGATGGATCTGAATTTTCTCCTGGTAATTTCAATGCATTAACATCTGCATTAGACGTTTCTGGTAATTCTATTATTTCATCATCTGATGGTGATATTACTCTTGCTCCAAATGGAACGGGGGACGTTAGAATTACTACTGGAAGTCTAACCACTATTTTTGATGGTGCTACTGGAGGTGTTAGTGTAGGATCGACAATTTCCTACAAAAATGAATATACTACATTAGGTAATGCTCCTACTGCAGCATCTACACCTGGTTATTTCTTTACAGTTGATGGTGATGATAATCCATATGTAAATATGAACATCACTTCTGGTGGTATTGGTGATACTAGAGCAAAACTTCTTACTGAGTATTCTGGGATTGATGCTCTGTCTGATGTCGATATTACAACTGCCGCTCCTACAACTAACCAAGTACTGAAGTGGAATGGAACTAATTTTGTTCCTGCTGATGATGTAGCTGGTGCAGGAGAACAGAATATCTTTGCTAGTATTGCGGCAGATACTGGAAGTACAACTGCTAATACTTCTTCAGATACATTAACAATTACTGGTGGTACTAATATCACTACAGCAGTTGTTGGTGATACTGTAACTGTAAACTTCAATGGTACTCTTACTACAACTCTTGCCGCATTAACTGATACTGATGTTACTGGTATTACTCAAGGTGATTCTTTATATTGGAATGGAACTGATTGGGTTGTGACTCGTAGTCCACTTACTTGGTGGGAACTGGGTGCAGATGGGGCAAGTAATTTTACATTCAATGGTCCTGGATTTTCTGGAGTCACAAGTGATCCCACTCTCTATGTGATGAGAGGAATGACATACGCCTTTGACAATAGTACAAATGGGGGATCCCACCCATTTAGACTTCAAAGTAGTCAGGGATTAACAGGAACTCCATACACTACAGGTCAAACTGGTAGTGGAACTTCGGTATTGTACTTTACAATCCCAATGGATGCTCCAAGTACTCTTTATTATCAATGCACCATTCATGCACAGATGAATGGCACTATTAACGTTATCGTTTGATATAAATGACAAGAACTGTTCCTGGATCTGGTGCTGTCATCGAACCAATCTTTGATGAGATTTTCGGTGTTCGTGCGATAAGAGTAGTGGATGGTGGATCTGGTTATTCACAATCAGATCCTCCTCGTTTAACTGTAACTGGTTGTGGAACTCCCGACCAAGAAGCACTTTTGTATCCTATTGTTGATAGTGCATCTGGTAGGATTACACATGTTAGAGTTTTAGAAAGGGGAAATGGGTATGATCCACTAAGATTGAGATTTTTTCCTGAGCAAGAAACACCAAACGTAATTTCATCTTTTAATGTAAATAAAATTTGGCAGTCTCATCCAAACTCACCTACCATTGGAACATTTACTGTTGATACAGATAGACTTCGTATTGTATCCGATAATGATCCTAAACCAACCTGGACTCAAACGGAATCAATTCCATCTGGAGGACCATTAGTAGATAGAAATTTTGATCAAACATTTATTTACCGTGGTGGTAAAGATGCTCCTGACGCAGGAATCCGAACGGAACAGAATGATAAAGTTTTAGGAATTCTTGCAAATGGTGGTTTACTCCATACTCCTGAATGGGGTACTGCAGGCAATGCACCGACTAATTTTGCTATTGATTCTGTAAAGTATGACTATATAAAATCTAATACTGTTTATGATACAGTAACTGAGGGGAATGTAAGATATTATCAATCTAGTAAAGTTATTGATGAATTTTCTACAGCAAATGGTGTATTTGAGTGGGGTAAACTAAAACAATATACTTGGAATGTTAAGGTTGAATATGGAAATATTATGCTAGATGTTTCTAATGTTGATGAAACATTAGGAAGTATTAGTATTGGTAGAATAGTTGATGAAATTGGTGGTACTGCAAGAGGGGAGGTTGCAAAAATTGCTAGAGATGGTTTAAATAATATCACTAGAATTTATCTTAGATCAGTTTCCACTGCACAAGTTTTTGCTGAAAATGATAGATGTTTGGGTTCTAATGGATTTACATTCACAATTACTTCACCACCAGTTTCCCTGAATCTTTACTATATTGATTTTGGAGTTGATGCTGCAAAGTTTGGTCCCTTTTCTCCTGGTCAATATTATTTGGCACCCGATAATATTACAGTAAAGCAAAATTATTTAATTAAATTCAATCAGTCAGATTCATCCAATACTCAAGGTATAGGACATCCAATACAGTTTAGTACAACTGCTGATGGAATCCATAATATTTCACCTGGAACTTTGTATTATCAAAGCACAGGATCATCTGCAGCACCAGCAGCAGACTATGAAGATGAATATGCTCCTCTTCTTATAATGAATCCTGATGAAACTAGTAGAATTTATTATTTCTGTAAGAACCATGGCAATATGTCTGGTTATGATGGTAATGAGGGTTATATTAGTATCGATACCGATGTCAGTGCTGAAACTACAATAAACAATTATTATGTTGAAGATTATTTTGGCACAGGAGGAACTTTAGATTATAGTCGTCACCTTGACGGGCATTCCAAAATTCTTGGCATGTCGTATGATGGTTATCCCATTTATGGACCTTATGGATACAATTCAAGTGGTAATGCTGTAAGAGAGGTATCTTCTTTCCGTGTTAGAACTACAGCAGAATTACCTGGACCAAGAGAAGATGTAAATACAGTATCTACCGTCACATATGCGGTAACTGTATCAAATAACGAATTCTTATTTGATGGAGTAAGACCTAATTTCTTGAGTCTTGATAGGGGTAAAACTTATATTTTTAACCAAAATAATTCTTCCAATGATACTCAGTTTCTACTATTATCTGAAACCGAGACTGGGTGGCACTCAACAGGAAATCCATCAGATATTGGAAACACTTCATATTTGTATTCTTTAGGTGTCGAATATTATCTTGATGGATCTCAAGTAACCGATTTCACATCATATATTTCTGGATTTAATGCAGCAACTTCTAGAGAATTAAGATTCACAGTTCCTGTATCAGCACCAACAACTTTATATATTTTTGCTTATCCTGCATCAACTTCGGGAGTTAGAACAGTTCAAACTGGTTATGTATTGGGGGATCTTATTCAGGATTACATTTACGATTCTAGTGTTGGAACATTGGATGAGTTTAATGGTAAGTTTGCTGTAACACCAGAGTATCCAAATGGGACATATGCATACTTTATGACTGAAGATGGTAGTGGAAATCCTGTATATCCATATGCTATCGGTCCTAAGTATTATGGAACTCCAATATTTGAAGGTGACGTTGTTCCCACTCTCCCAACTACATTCCCTGATGGGGCGGCAGGAGAAGTTGTTTTAGATGATACTGGTAGCGTTTCTTACATTAAGATGTCAAGAAGTGGTGATAACTACTTTGGATCGGCAAAGGCGAAGATATTAGGTGGTGAAGGATCTGGTGCAACAGGAACACCTACAGTACAAACAGTAACTGGTCTTACACTCTTAAATCCTGGAAGAAGTTATTCTACAGCACCTACAGTAATTTTTGAAGGTGGTGGAGGACAGGACGCTAAAGGTGCTGCTAAGATTGACATCACTGGTAAAGTAACAACAATTGGTATTGCAGATCCTGGTGAATTCTATCAAGAACCTCCATTCATTCTCTTGACTGGTGGTGGTGGTATTGGTGCAAAAGCAGTTGCCACAATTAACCAAGGTCAAATATCAGGTATCACTGTCACCGATCAGGGTGATGGATATACATCTTCACCTAATGTTATCTTTACTCGATTAGTTAATCTAAAACGTAAAACACGATCTCGTCAATCTAATAATAGTTCAACGATTTTCTTGACTGGATTGTCAAAAGATGTTGCTCCAGATGACTCTGAAATTTATGTAAAATCAACTACTGCTTTTCCAGGATCTGGAGAATTTATTCTTGATTATGAGACTATTGCATACACTTCAAAAACTGATGAAAAGTTTTCAGGTCTTACTCGTGGAGTTAATTTTAATTATGACCAAAGAGTTATATTAGATGCTGCTCAAAATGATCAGTTTGGTGTTTCAACTTATAAATTTAATATTGGCGATAGACTTATTCGTAGAGTTGAGAGCGCATCAAATAAAATTGCTAAAGTATATGATTGGAATGCATCTACTAGAGAATTATTACTTGTTTTTGAAATTGATGAACTTGCATTCATTGATGGTGGTATTCCTTCTACAGAGGATGCAACAGTTCAATTTGATGCAGGAGTTGCAAATAGTACCTCGTTTGGGCAGGAACCTCATGTGCTTTTAGTTGAATTGGGATCTTCAATTACTTTATTGACCACACCAATTTCATCTATAACAGATAAGAAATTTGAAGATGATGACGAACAGTCTGGCGCTGGGGATGGTATTCCCGATTTGGTAAATACAGCAACAGACTATGCCAATCAAATCAATCTAGAGGGTGGAATTTATAATTCACTTTATGGTATTGAGGAAACACAAGGTGGTACAAATACAACACTATTCCAAGTTGGAGATGCTATTAAGGACGCAAATGTGCCATTTAGATATGCTGCTATCTCTACAGCAGGCGGTCTTAATGAAGGAACTGATCATACTGCTCTAGTCAACATTACTGTAGACCCTTCATTTGGTAATGGACAAAACTATAGCGTCAATGAAGTTGTAACTGGAGAAGTCTCTGGTATTAAGGGAACCGTTGTTTCTTGGAATCCAAACACAAATATTCTTCAAGTTCAATCTATCATTCCATTTAATACTGGGAATGTTGCTGTAGGTGAGGCAGGTTATCTATATCAATTCTCAGAGAAAAGCACTATTGTTGATGTGTATATTCAAAATCCTGGAACAAACTACACAGCATCACCAACAATCGCCATTGAGAATACTGGAGATATACAAGCGGTTGGAACTGTAGTTATGACTACAGCAGGAGACCAGGTATCCACCATTACATTAACTAATGGTGGATATGGTATTCCACAAACTATTGATGGGACATATAACTTACATCCAACAATTACATTCACAAATGCTGGTGGAGATACTACAGGTTCAGGTGCTAGTGGATACGCAATTATGGGTGGTGAAAAGATCCTTGGTAATAGTGGAGCATCTTATAGAATCAAGAGCATTGAATACATATCTAATGCTCGTTCGTAACCTTCATAAATAAACAAGAAGGATAATAGTACCCCTAGGAAATGGCAGCCCTACTAACTGATCAATTTAGAATTTTCTCATCGAGGAAATTCATCAAGGCACTTGAAGGTCCCAATGCGACTGAATCGGATTCTTTAGCAGGATCTAATCGTGATAGACTTTATGTTTTCATTGGAAGACCTCAGTCTTGGGATAATGAAAATTCTCCCCCTCAAGCAGTCGACTCCTTCTCGGAGTTTTCTAATTCATATGATGATATGATTTCCCTGAAGAGAGTCCTTGCTGCGGACACTATTCAGGTTTGTCGACGTATTGATTGGGTATCTCCCGAACAAACCACTGGTGGTTTAGGTTTTACCTACGATATGTATCGTCACGACTATTCTCCTAGTAAGACTGCCTCCTCTGGTGCTACTAAACTATATGATGCAGATTTTTATGTTGTAAATTCACAATATCAAGTATATAAGTGTATCTACAACGGAACATCTCCTTCTGATCCTAATGGAAAACCTTCTACTGTTGAACCTACTGGTACTTCCACCAGTATTATTACTACTGGCGATGGATATCGTTGGAAGTATATGTACACTATTCCAGTTGCGTCGGTTCTTAAGTTTTTCTCCAACGATTACATGCCCGTCTTTACCAATGATGCGGTAAAAACAAATGCAGTTGGTGGTGAAATTGACACTGTTGTAATTAACTCATCTGGTTCTGGTTATAACAACGGAACTTATGATAACGTTGCTATCAATGGTGACGGTGCTGGCGGTCGTGTTTCCATCGTTGTTGATGGTGGTAAGATCACATCAGCCACAGTTACTT